CCGACAGCCTCGTTGAAGGCGAGTCGGAGGACCGCCCTCTTCTCCTCAATCAGCATTCCGTCGAGGTCGATGCCCCCCGCAGCCTCCTTCGCAGCCTCGTCAAGGCAAGGATTGATCCTCACATCGTTGCGATGCTCGTTGAGGAACTTGGTGATGTCGGCTACGACCTTGGAGTTGAATGGATTGTGAAACATGGACATACTGACTCTCCTAGTGCTTTCTATTTAGCGATCAACCGCCCTTGGCTTTCTTCCAAAGGTCGGCATCGGCGGTCTTGCGGGTCTTCCCGCCCACGATGAACGAGTTGACACGGGCAAATGCCCATTGGTGTGAGGTGGCACCTGGACGGTGACCCCCCTTCCATGCAGCCATTCCCCTGTCGTAGACCTTCTTTAGGATGCCGTATGGGATGCCGCTCTTCTTCGCCTTCTTCTCCAAGGCGGCGATGCGGGCTTCCATGATGTCCTTCTTGATTCCCCCAAAGTTCTTCATCGGTCAGCCTTTCTTCTCGGGGTTGTGACCCCAAACCTTGAGTGCTAGGAGTTTGCGGGTGGGGCGACCCTTCTCGTCACGCATGCCGCCCTTCGCACCCTTCATGCGGGAGATGAAGTTGACTTGCTTACCCGCCCACTTCCAATCGTTGGCACTCCACTTCACCATCGGGGTGTCGAGCATTCGGATGATCGCACGGGCAGAGTCACGACCGCTGGTGATCTTCTTGCCACCCGCTCCCGCCTTACCCGCCTCCTTGCGGCTCAATCCCGCCTCCTCGCCACCATCGGAGTCGAGGAACGATTGGATCTCCTTGCCCGACATGTTGACGAGTTTCTGCCACTCCTTGTAGAGCCGCCTCTTCTCGTCATCGATCTCCTCGCCGCCCTCCTCCTTGAGACGCTCACGCTCACCTGGAGTGTCACGCTTGTAGGTCTTGACGATCTCGTCGCTGCCTATCTCAAGGGGACCACGCTTGCTCAAGGAGGTCCACTTCATCACGCCGTGGATCCTGTCAGCCTCGGCAAGCCATTCGTCGGCGACCACGACCGACTCGGACTTGCCGTGCATCTTCCATGCCGTGGCGTAGAAGACCTGCTTCCAATCTTTGCCGTACCTCTTCTTGAACTGAGCCTTGACCTTCTCCTTCTTGGAGAATCGACGGGCGGGTCCGCTAGGAGGACTCACCTCCATCAGCAGGTAGTCGAAGTCCTCGTCAATGGTGGTGGGCTCGTCCGTGCCGATCTCTTCGTTGCGGACTTCCTTGAGTTGTTCGATGTACGCCCTGACGAGTTCGGTAGCCTCCGACATGCCTCGCTCACGGCATCGGTCCTCGTAGGCGATGGCTAGCCTCAACTTGGACGAGTTCGTCTCTTGGGACTCGTCAATGGACCACAGCCGCTCCAAAGCCTCGTCATGCTCGTAGCCGCTCTTGATAGCCTTGACCTTGCCCTTCTTGGCGAGTTTCTTGAACAGCGTCGTGTACTTCGACGGCTTCGTCTTCATCTTTTTCTCCCGTGGATTCACGAACTCCCAAGTCTTGGGATCGTCATCGGGCATGTCCTTCCGCTTGGCGAGTTCCCTGCTTCGGGTCTTCGCCTCGCCCTTGCTCAATCCCGAGACATACTTCTTCGGGAGACCCGAGGTCTTGTCCTCGGGCGACTTCCTCGTCTTGCCCGACTTGGTCTTGAATTTCTTGCCCTTGGTGACATCGGCTTCGACGAGGGGATTGCCATCGACATCGTCGCCCATGCCGAGATACGGAATAGCCGAGTGGAGAGCCTTCCCCACAATCACGGGGTCGATGGTTCCTTGGATGAGGACCTTGTCGAGGATCTTCACCAAGAACTTGCCCAACATGGTCTTCTGTAGGAACATGTTCAAGGTCACGGATGCGCCCGTGACCTTGTATGCGTGGGCGAGGATTTCCTGCTTCGTTGTCTCAACTTCCTTCTTGAAAGCCTCGGGAGTCAGCACTTTCTTCTTGTTGGCGAGAGCGAATACCTTGGTCGCCACCAACGGGCTTGTGATGATCTCCTTGGCTGCGTCCTTCACCTCGACCGCAGACATCTCCGAGATCTCCTCCTCCTCTTCCTCCTCCTCGGTCACCCCCTTCTTCTTGGGGTCGGGTTGAGGATAGATGGCATCGGCGGGGTCAACCACGCTGCCCGTCTGTCCGAGGAATCGGAGACCGACGAGGACCTTGCTCGACATGTGGCTTCGGTCGCCGAGGGAGAACTTGATGTTCGGATAGTGCTTCCCGTGGAAGTCGATGTCCATCAGCACGACGAGACGCTTCTTCTCCCCGATCCCGCTTTTCACGCTGATGCGGCTGATGATCTTCTTCGTCACCTTCTTGCCGCTCGGGAGCCTAAAGGTGACGGTGTGGTCGCCGTTGTCCTTGATCTCCGTGGCATGGATCATGTTGTAGCCGCTGTTCCCCGTGTCGATCTTGGCTTGGTACTCCACGCCATCGACCTTCACCGTCTCACGGACTGCGAGGTTTGAGAACAACTTCCAATTTGCCTTGACAAGGATGTGGTCAAGGAAGTCCTCGACCAACTCCTCGCCCTTGACATTGTCCTTGCCCTTGCCGTCCTCGTAGTAGCGGTAGTAGATGTTGCCGCTGCCAGGGCTTGCGTTCATCTCAATGATGTACGGCTTGCCATCGTTGATGACATGGTCGATTCCGACATAGTAGCACTTGCTCACCCGAGCGGCTTGCTCGACCAACTTGATCTCCTCGTCGGAGAGTTGGAACGAGCCGCCCTTCGATCCACGGGCGATGTTCGTGCGGAAGTCCTTCGGTGCCTTGTCACGCTTGGCACAGGCGAAGATCTTGCCGTTGAGGACGATGCTGCGGACATCGTTCTTGAAGTCGGGGAGGAACTCTTGGATGATGATCTCGGCACCGAACTTCCAAAGCGTCTGTAGGACGCTCTTGAGGCTCTCCATGCTTTCGATCTTGGAGACACCGATGCCCTCGGCACCCGTCAGGGTCTTGCAGATGACGGGAAACTTGCCCCCGATCTCCTTGACTGCGGCTTCGATGTTCGCCTCGCTAGAGACATAGGCGGTCTTTGGGTGGGGCAGACCGTGCTTCTTGAGGGCGATGGCGGTCTCCAACTTGTTGGCGCAGAGTTCCATACCCCCCTTCTCGTTCACCATGAACACGCCGTTGTTCTGAAGGATGGTGAGGATCGCAACCCCGACCTCGCTGTTCATAACCCCGCCACGGACGATTGCTATCGTGTCGCTCGGAACGATGGTCACATCCTTGCCTTCGCCGTCATAGTTCTTGATGGTGATCTTCTTCGCCACGACGCTAGACAGGTCGATCTGCGCCTTCTTCGTCTTGACGGCATAGAAGGGGATCTTGCGCTTCTTGCAGATCTCCCCCATCTTCTCAATCGTGTCCGAGAGATCCTTGTCCGAGGATGTCAGGGCGAGGATGGTGACCTTGTCTCCGTTCTCCCGAGCCTCCTCGACATACTCCTCGTTGAGACCGAGACCCTTGCGGACATCGTTGTAGAGCCGCTCCTTGAGGAGACCGTCCTCGGTGGGGATGAGTGCGGAGAATGCGGCGAAGTCGCCTCTGAAAGCCGCCTCACGGGCATCGGTCGCACCCACGGCTGCGAGTCCCGTCGAATCCTTGGAGCGGGGCTCCCCCGCCACACGGACTCGGAACGACTCAAACGAGTAGGACCTTCCCTTTGGATCCTTGGCGGCGACCGTTCCCTTGTACTTCAGGATGCGCTCGTAGTCAGCCTGTTGATCATCTCCCGTGACGAGGACGATGTTCTTGTATCCCATGTCGCAGAGATGCAGGACGGCATCGAAGGGGTTCGTAGCCTCGGTGGAGATGTTTGTATTCGGGAAGAACGCCTTCATGTACTCGACCTTCTTCTCGGTCGAGAGGGGGTTCACCTTTGCATCCTGTGTGCGGGAGAGGAAGACGAAGTGATCGGCATCAAGAGCCCTAGCCTCCTCAACGACCGTGTCCACCACCACACCATGTCCCGTTGTCGGAGGATTCATGCGCCCGAACGAGAAGACTGCGGTGTCCCTCGGACCACGCTCGCTGATGTGTGTGGAGAAACCTTTCACCCGTTTACCTTCCTGTTCTGCGCCGAGAACCGTGACCGTGTCACGAACTTCACGGCTCTCTTGGACTCACTCACGACGATTCCCTCGGGCTCGGTCGGTCGCATGCCCTCGGCATCGACAAAGTGATGGCGGAACTCGGTAAGAGGCACCCTTTGGAGGAGAGATTCCTTTACGAGAGCCATCTTCCTATGTAGGAGAAACGCCGTATCGAACTGCTTGGCGTAGACCTCGGTGAAGTTGATCAGGCGGTCTGCTAGTGCCTTCTTGTCCGACCTGCCCTTGTCGGTCTTCAACTTGAGGATCTCCTTGCCCACCTTGGTTTCGATGTAGAGGGCAAGACCCCGTGCCGAACACTCCGAGATGTTCGCCATGACCGTGGCGTTGATGTAGGGGGAGAGGAAGGGGACGAGTTCCTTGTTTGAGAGCATGGTCCCGAGGAACTGCCCGACCTTCTCCGACTGCTCCTCGCAGTAGTGGAGCCTCGCCTCATTGGTGGCGTTCTCAAGTGGAGTGCTTTCCGTGAGGGTGTGTACGGAGATGCTCGGGAACCAAACGGGGGAATCCTGTGCGACCATGGAAGGGTCGAATCCAAACGAGGAGACCGTGAGCGATCCCATGGTCTTGCCCTCGTAGACCGTATGGAAGGCGACACCCAACTTGGCGTTGCTGATCGCCTTGCCCACGGCGGTGTTCCTTCCGACCGAGTACCTGATGGCGTTGGGTTGGAACGCCACCTCCTCCTCGGTGACCGTGATGGAATCGGAGGTGAACAGGAGGTCGCCTTGCACGACACCTCGGATGCCGAGGCTAGGGAGCCATGCGAGGCACTCGACCAACTTCTCGGCGAGGTCGGGGTTCTCCACCCCCGCCATGATCCCATCCTTGGTGTCGAACGCACGGACATCCTTGTTGAACGCCGCCTTCGTGCCGACGAAAAACTTGGAGTTCTCGGGATTGATCCCACACACGATGGCGGGGCGACCATCCCACTTCACCGACATCCTGATGCCATCGGACTGACGCATCACCTCGGCGAGGATGTGGAGCGAGGAGGCGAGACCTCCCTTTCCCTCAAGGAACATGAGGTCCTCGACATGGGGGAGGTGCTTGTTGCGGGTGATCTCTGTGGTGCCGACTTCCTTGAATGTGAGCATGGTATTTTCCGTATCTATGAGTAGACGGGGTGGGGATCGAACCCACATGAGGGCCGTTATAAGCGACCACCTTTTTCCGATTCAGGCACCCGTCCATGTGCAGGTCAGGTCCATCCATCGTCATCATCGATGGGTGGTTTCCGTGCGCCCGTGCGCCCGTGCGCCCGTGTGGGTGCGCATGCGTTCACGCCCGTGCGCCCGTGTGCGTGGGGGCGTGGGCGCACGGGGGCGGGATCGTCATCGTCGTTCACGGCTGCGTTGACGAGGTTCGCCGTTGGATCGCTGACATCGAACAACTTCATCTTGGCACGGTCGATTCCGACCACGAACTTTCGGTTCGTGGCGACATCGTTGTAGCGGTTCTTGAGTTGCTTCACCATGACCTGACCGAGTTCGTCCAACTGCTCGGTGGCGATGAGTGCGAACATGAAGTCGGCGGTGGCGGGAAGTCCGAACGACTCGGATGTGTCGGTCAGGTCAACATCCGTGTTGCCGAACCCCGAGCGGTTGGTCTGTGTTGCCGTGAAGATCGGCACCGCCATCTCCACGGCGAGACCTCGGAGTTCCTCCGCAATCGCCTTGATGTAGGTGTAGGAGTTGACATTCGCTCCAGGCTTGAACCTCACCGAGGCGCAGATGTTGAGGTAGTCGATGAAGATGATGTCGGGCTTGAAGTCCTTCTTCAGCCGCAGTTCGTCAAGGAGGTGTCGGAAGTGCCCTGCGTTCGCCGATGCCGTGGGGTACTCCTTGATCAACAACTTGCCCGTGATCCCCGCCGTGACCTTGGAGAGCCGCTTGGCGTACACATCCATCGGCAACTTCTTGAGGTCATCCAATGTGATGTCCATGAGGTTCGCATCGATGCGCTCGGCGATCCTCTCCTCAGCCATCTCGCAGGTGATGTAGAGGACATTCTTGCTCTGCGAGAGGCAGTTGGCGGCGTGGTGGCACATGAACAGGGACTTGCCTACACCAGTTCCCGCAAGGATCACATTGAGGGTCTTGTCGGGCACCCCGCCGTTGGTGATCTTGTTGAACATGTCGAGGTCGAACGGTGTCTTCTTCTCCACCTTGTGGTAGAACTCGTACCGCCGCTCGGCATCCTCAATGAAGTCGTGACCGATGTGTTCATCGAATGAGATACTGAGGGCTTCCTTGAGGATCTCGGGGATAGCAGCCTTGGACCTCCCCTTCGACCGCTTCTCGTCAAGGAGTTCGACGGACTCCATGAGAGCGTTGTAGACCGCCTTGTCCTTGCAGAACTTCTCCGTCTGATCGATGAGCCATTGGAGGTCGGGATGCTCTTGAGGCTCGCCAAGGAGAGGCAGAAGTCGAACGCATTCGTCGTACTCGCCTTGGGACATCCCGTCCTGCTGACCGAGGATGATGCTGAGTGCCTCCTCGGTCGGCGGTGCGTTGTACTTGGAGGTGAACTCCGAGATCGTGAGGAACAGCCTCTTCTCGCAGGGATCGTGGAAGTAGGCTTCCTTCAAAAAGGGAAGCACCCGTCGAGTGAACTCCGACAGGTGCAGGAGGCTTCTGAGGATGGCGACTTCGATCTTGTCCGTGTTAGGTTGCATTCCGTATCCAATCCATCACATCCGTCTTTGCCTTCCAACCGAACAGGGAAGCAGCCTTGCCACAGTCAGCCAACGAATGCCTGACCTCACCCTCACGCTTCGGCATGAAGCATATCGACCTTTCGTCGGGGGATATTACACGGGCGATCTCTAGTACCGACGAAGACCGCCAACTTCCGATGTTGACTGCCTCACCGTGGAGGGCGTGGGGATGGTCAGCCGCCATGAGGTTCGCCCTGACCACATCCGAGACATGGACATAGTCCCTCGACTGATGACCATCTCCAAATATGAGGAGGGGCTTGCCTTCCCTTCGCATCCGCAGGAACGATGCGATGACGGGGCTATATGACCCCCTGTCAGCCTGTCTCTCGCCGAAGACATTGAAGTACCTGAGGCACACCGTGTCGAGTCCGTGGAGAAGAGAGTACTGCTTGCACAACTGCTCCCCGATGAACTTGCTCGTTGCGTAGTTGTTCGGGCAGTCGATGGAATCAGTCTCCTTCACAGGAGGAGAGAAACCGCTTGCCCTGACTCCGTAGATCGCCGAGGTGGACGAGAAGACGAGCCGACGCACTCCCGCCTTCTGTGCGCAGTCGAGGACATTCCATGTTCCGATCACATTGGTGCTGAAAGCCTGATCACGGTGTGCCATGCACTTCGGGATGCTGACTTCAGCCGCCATATGGAACACCACATCCACACCGTCGAAGTCGAGTGGCGTGAGGTCGCAAACATCAGACAATCTGTTATCACAAAGCGGGTTCCAATGAAACTTGGCATGCGACTCTGAACTCTCGTTGTCTACGGCGACAACCGAGTGCCTGTGGTTCAGTAGGAGATCGACCATATGCGAGCCGATGAAGCCCGCCGCACCTGTGACCATGGCATTCATCTTGATTACCTTTTCTTATAGACCCAACATCCCTCGGTGACTTGGATTGGAGAAACGCTCTCATCCACCGCTCTCTTTACGGCATCCTCATGGCTCCAAGGGTAATCATGTCCCGCAAGGTAGCCGCCTTTCTTCACCTTCGGAAGCCATGCTGCAATGTCCTCCTTGACGCACTCATAGGTGTGGCATGCGTCGATGAACACGACATCCAAGGACTCATCGGCATACCTCTTTGCGCCCTCGACCGAAGCGACCTTCACGGGAAACACCACGGAAGAGACGGGGGAGATGTTCGACAGGAACAACTGATAGAGTTTCCCCGTTCGGACATAGACATCCTGCTGATGTGGAGGTTCGTTTGGCGATCCCTCCCAAGTGTCGATGGCATGGACATGGATGTCCTTCCCTGAGTTGATGATCTCGACCCCGAGGTAGGCGATGCTCTTTCCCTTCCAACAACCAACCTCCACCATCTTGGAACCGCTTGGCAGTTCACGGACAAATTGTGAGTAGAGGTTCGGATAGGTAAACCAATTCTCTCCAAACTGCGGCTGTGTGTAAATGTGGTCCATTCATTTCTCCAATGTGACGCTGTTGACGATGTCTGAAACCATGCCGATCTCGTCCTTTGAATCCTGCTGCGCCTGTGACGAGAGTCTTCATGGATTGCAATCCCATATCTTCATTCCTTGGGTGTGTTGTAGATTTCCCATATCGCAGATCGCAGTTCGTGGTTCTTGACATAGTGGAAAGACATGTGTTCCCTCACCAAGTTCCTGCCCTCCACCGTGGAAATGTCGATTCCGAACTGAGATGGGATGTTGTGCTTGAACTCGGAATTGTGTTGCAACGGTATGCCGTTCTCTCGCAGCCACAGAGCAAATTGAACATCGGACCACACGATCCGTTTCAGCCTTGGGGGTGTCCTTCCTTGGAATACTTCAGAAGGAACGAGATATCCAGCACCACCCGAAACGGATAGTAAAGTCGGATCCTCTGCCCAA